TCATAACCCTGGAGCCAGGGGATAGCCCGTTGAATCGACTTCTTTGCCGCTGCGGCACCGCTAGGTAGAGATACCATCGGCCACCCCGGCATAGCCTCACTACATGAAGCTGCATCGAGTTCTCCTTCAGTGATAACGACTCGTTTTCCAGTGGCGGGAAACAAATGTTGTCCATAGAGACCATCTGTTTGCTCTCCTTCATATCGGAAATCCTTACTCTTTGTCTTTATTTTACATCCGCAAAGTACTCCAGAGCTTGTGAAATAATGGAAGCGTAGAACGTCTCCATCTTTATAGATTCGGTATTGTTGACATACCTTTTCTGAGATGTTACGTTTTTGCAGCCGTTCGGCTGAACCTCGTAATTGGACATTGGTGGACATTTTATGAGTGTGAACAACATCTTCTTCAGTGTGTCCGTAAGCATTACACGAGAAACAAAAAGTGTGGCCATCGGAATACAGTGAATTTGCATCCGATGACCCACAGTTATCACACGGTAAGTGCCTGACGAACTCGCTTTCGCAGTTCTGCGTATGTCCGTGCTTGTGCATCGTGATAATCGAACCAGGAATCAATCGCTCGGTAGAAACCTTCAAGTAGGTTGTCTACAGTTTCAGGTTGCTCAGCGTCTACATCAGCGAGCCAGTCACTGAATTGTTCAGCGTAGTAATCAGCAGTGCCGTAAGTCAAGTTAGCCATTCAATGGGGATGGAATGAAATGAACAGTATTGAAAGCCGTGCTTCTCGCACCACTTTGCGTAGGTTGTTTTAGATCCTTTGTAGATCTTATTGTAAGGAGCTTGAAAGACGAACCGAATGTCTAAGTCGGGATTCGCTTTCTTCACTGCGATCATCTTCCTGCGATCTTCCTCCGTCAGGCGTCCCTTTGTTTCTAAGTAGACACCATTCGGTAAAAGAAAGTCGGGTGTGTAGTTGCATTGAAGAATGTAAGGAACTTTGGTTGACTCGTATTCAAATTCTACCTTCAAGCTGGAGAGAAGGTCAGCAACCCTCTCTTCCAAACCTGAACGGTATCTAGGCATCAGAAGTCGTCTTCAATCTCTTGGGTAGGAGTGATGTTGGGTTCAGAAGCCTTGAAACCCTTTGTTTGGCCAAAGAGAGCCGCCACTTCAGTTTCACCAAGATCGCCTGCATCAACACCTGCAGAGGTGCCAACGGAGACAACCTGGACTCCGACAAGCTTAAGACTTGTACCGTACGTGACACCATCGCGGAGGATGTATGGTTTCTGACGGAAGGCAAGTTTAACGGTGCTACCACTGTAGATGGGAGTACTTTCATCGGTGATAGGTGTGCCTTCTGTATCCACCACGGGCGGACGTGTGTCTTCATTCCAACTGAACTTAACTTTGTACTTGTTATCTGCAACCTCTTCCCAAGGCTCAGGCTTGAGAGTAGACCGCTTAGGATTCTTGAGCTTAGATTCTGCCCACTTGAGAGAATCAACACGATCCTCCTCAAGACGCTCGACAAGTTCTTTATCGACAAGAGCAGACAGAGAGTAGCCAAACTTACTTGGCTTCAGTACAGCTTGATAACCTTCAAGGACAACAGGCTGTTGGGTAACGTGAATAGGTTGTGCCATTAGCAAAAAAAGTAGGTGGATTCGATGACGGATTCTGGTTCAAGATCTCCGACAATCGGTGGTTCGGTCTCCGCTCCTATGTGAGAAGCGAAGTCCCGCAGGTAGTCATGCTCTGCAAAGAGGTGCATGTAGGTTTCTCGTACAATGGAGGACAAGGAAGACATGTCCGTTGCACGACAAAGGACAGAATCATGAATGAGAGCAATGGGTGAATCAAACCGTAAGACACTCAAATGTAACAAGCTTGCATCGAGGCTGTGGATAAGATTAGGAGCTGTTGCGTTCTTGTGATGGTTGAGATCAACCTCATCAGAATCATCAACTGCTACCTGCATCTTACAACGACCCAAAAGCTGTAACTCAATAGAGACAATCAGCTTCTTGTTTAGCTTTTGATGAACAACAAATCCAGATGGTGTTGTCCAACGCAGATACTCTTTACCAGATTTAATAGCAGTTGCTACTTCATCTTCGATCCATTTCATGACAGCCATAGGACCAGGTACGACAACATCCATGGCATTGCGTACAGCCTTAACTGTCTTAGTTAGATCCTCTTTGCTGATTTCTACACCCTTCTCTTTAAGTGCGTCTCTGATGTACCCACGATTTGAGAAGGGTTTGGCATTGTAAGGGACGGTCATTACGACACGCTTAACTGTCTTTCTATCCATGTAAGGTTGGATAGATTCAGGGCAGTGAGGCGTGGCTTCTTCAGCAACAACCTTGTATGCGTCCTGTGGCTTATCACCAGGTAAGACATTCACAAGACGTGCTGTAGACTTATCTCTAGCTAATCCAGCTAGGATTTGTAGACCTGAACAAGTAGCATCTGTAGCTACCATAAGACGTGTGAACTGCCTATCGGCAACTACGACACAATGATAGTACTCTTCTGCTGCTGCTAGAAACTGCCAAGGTTCCTCTACATTCTCCCAAAGGTGTAAATTACCAATGGGATTTTGCGATATGAGTGTGAATAATTCATGATTATTTCTTGCCCATTCAAGACGCTCAGCCATTGGTGCTTTATCAAGACCGAATGTAGTAGCTACTTGAAAGGCTAACCAATCCTCAGATTCAGGTGTTACATAAGCACCTTCATAGAAAATTAATAGACTTTTTCCAAAGTCTGTATCTTGAGGAGTAAGGAAGGCAGGAATAGGATAAGCTCTTCCTCTATAGTCAAAGCTCCAAGGTATGTAAAACTTAGCTACGTCCTTGAACCTTTTCACTGCCTCCAGTGTCATCCGAGTGCGACAAGATTTCTTAAACTCTTGTGCATTCAGATTCATTACCTCTGCCGCTGCTCTTCGATATACTTTACGAGACTCTCTGTTCTCTGCAATATCGTAAGGCTTTGGAGGTAATTCATGATTCACTATAGGGAGGAACTTACCAACTGCTCGTTCCAATCTATCTAGTTCTTCCGCAACCCCTACAATAAAAGGATTTAGAGTAAAGGCAACCTTCTGAATCTTGTTCAGAAAGTTGATCGGTGTTTCTCCCTGTATACATGTGGGATCGCCCCTGCGTACCAGATCATGCCCACGCATAACCTCATTCAGTAAGTACCCACCAGCACGTTCGTTTGTCCAATCGTTGGGTTCAATCAACATAGGCCAAGCAAGCGGAGCAAATAGCTCAGCATCACTCATCACCTTGTCCTTGATTGAGATGAACTCAGGCGTAGGTACGACGTAGTTAACACGCTTGCGCCCCTCTTGACGCATGTCTTTAGTGAACCACTGTGATGTCTCAATGATACAATCAAGTAACCACGCACCGAGTTTGATGCGGTTTGCTCTGCCCCATGATTGCCATTGTTGAATATCACTACGGTTCATCAATGTTTGAATGACCGTTAGCTTCTGCTCAGTACCACATGACTTGTGCCAGTAGTTCTTCTTCAAGGTGTTGAGAAGACCAGGTGCACATCGTTCATAGTAACGCATCTGACATTCAGCTTCAACAGCTGAACCGATACCATCACATACGGATTGAACTTGATCACTGCCTTCCTTATAACTGAACACCTTATCAAAGGTTAGCTTGAGTGCAATAGCTGCAGCAGCAAGAGGTTCAAGCTCACTGATGTATTGTGCAATCTCTTTGAATGCAACACCAGTTTTACCTTCATGGATACGATTGTTTGTATCCTCAAGACGCTTCACCAATATAGGTAAAAGCATATCAATGGACGCAATACCATATACCGCAGCAGATGCGTAGCTGCGTTGCTGTAATGCGTCCGTGTTATCCCGTAATCGCTTGAGTCCCTGACGTATCTGATCACGCTCAAGCTGCACCTGTTCATCAATTTGAGCAGGTGTAGGCATCAGTTATCCTCCCAATCAAGAGGCACCTCTACCTCATCAAGACACACAAGCTGTGCAAGCTCAGGATACTGTTCAGCAAACTCGTTGAACTCTTCAGTCGTCAGAATCATAATCGGAAATGTCAGCAGGTGAAAGGAAATGAATAGACTCGTGATCACACACTACAAACTCACAGTTGCGTGTGTTGATTAGCTCGTTGACTTTACGTTGTGCAGCAGAATGTTTGCGATACACATACTCAGTGACCTTGTGTGTGTCAAGATCAGTAGCACGGATGACACAGCATACACTACTAGGTAGCTCCCATCCGCCTACCTTCCAAGACATTACCTCCTCGAACGTGTGCGGTACAAAGAAGTCATCAGGTGCGTCCTTGTATTCTTGCCAGTTGTTGTCATAGTAAGGCTTACGTTTACCACTCATCTGTTTGTTTAACGTTTAGTAGTTGATCATTACGTTCACGGGACAACTCTAAAGCTTTCCATGCGGCTTGCTC